GAAGATGATGGTAGTTTTAGTTTTGGGGATCGGACGATGATTCCTCGGAATTGGGTAAAGAAGATTCAGAAACTTTAGATGGAGTCACATCAATTATCTGTCCGTAGTCGGTTAAGAGTTGTTTCATTTTTGCTTCTAGTTCTTGTTCTGACATATCTTCTAGTTTCCCAGTTTTTATTATTTTTCTGTCTATGTATAATCCTGCTGCCTTACCACGATTTGCTTCAGCATTTACAGCAGAAGAGAAAGAACCTTTCTTTAAAGCAGCCTCTCTAAGTCTTGCAAGTTCTGCTACATGACCTTCATAAGTTACTTCATGTTTACGCAATCTTTCTTCTTTCAGCTCACCAATATATTTAACAACGAGTGGTGATAGTCTTGGATTACATAGTTCTGATCCTTCCTGTCTTGCACGTTTCGGACTGTAGCCGGCAGCGAGTGCTGCTTCTGTTTGAGTCATAGGTCCTTCTGGTCCACCGAATACTAAAAACTCGGCGAATCTTTGTTGCATCTCTGTAAGTCTTTTTGGTAATCCCATGTTGACAATTTAAGGTAACTATCCTATAAAGTCAATATCCGACAAGTTAAGAATTTTTTATGAGAGTACAGGACTTGCAACTATTTTTAAGTCAATTTACGAAAGGATCTGATGCAATTAAGAATGCACAAATCTACGTAGAAAGAGATGGAAAGTTGTATCAGATTAGAAGAATGGAAGTGCATGAACATACAGTTCCAATCTTAGGTCAACCAGGTCATAACGCACATAGATTAGTTTTAAAAACAGAGAAACCTTCGAGTCTTATCTTGCCAGATAAACTTCAGAAGGACTATTAATGAATGACAATGTTACTCTAAAAAACGCATGGGACCAGAGCGTAAATTATATCAAAAAATTAAAAAATCTTTTAGTAATTTTTCGCTTATTCGACTTGAAAATAATAGCTTACATGGGACTCCTGATCTATTGGTCAGCAATGCTAGGGGCCACTTTTTTACAATAGAACTAAAAGTTACGAAGAGTAACAAGATTAAATTTTCACCACATCAAATTAGCTTTCACGTAAAGCATCCACACAATACATTTATCTTGGTAGAGGCCCTCGGTTCAGGGTGCTTGAAACTTTTTGAAGGGTCCATGATCCACGAGCTTGTTGCTTGTGGTTTTAAGCTTGAGCCTTTGTGCTTGGGGCTTGATGCTTGCCGCTTGAAGCTTGAGACTTTGTGAGCTTGCCGCTTGAAGCTTGATGCTTGGGGCCCGGACCAGGTGCACGCTGATTCTCTTCCGTCGAAGATTCTTTGCTAATGACCTGATCCAGTTTATTACGTAGCTTTCGTAATTCTTTATAATAGTTTGGATGTCTAAACATATCAATGAGCTTTATACTGTATTGTTTTTATTGAAGGATCCCAACACGCTCTGCAATCTAAACATTGATTACCCTGTTTTGAGCTCGGACAGTTGCCGCCTTCAGTCACTACCTCCGAAGAGTTAGGCCACGACTCAGGCGCCCGCTGGTTCACCATCGGGGCGCTAAATCGTATGACTAAATTTGTAGGCTTGTCTGACAGGTGGTCCTTTATCCATGCTTCACGAGTCGGTAACCAGTGACGCTTTAAAGGTGTTAACCTGCAGACTTCATAAATTTTGTTTAAGTGATCTAGATCTTGAACGTCGCCGCTGTCATGCCATCTAAATACATCTGGCTTTTTACTGTTGATAAGGTGTGCCATTGCTTCGACCCATTGCGGTGACTTGATGGCTGCCAGCCTCCTGTATTGTGCATCCTGAACCACCTTAAAAACATAACAACCTTTGAGCGCATAACAGTCATAACAGACTGAGCCCTTCACAACTTGCAGCTTGCCGCCTGTCTTGCACTCTTTGGCAGGTAAACCAATTGACCAGCCTGGCATCTTTGATGGTTTGCTTAGGCTGCCGCCTATAATTTTTAATGCTTCATCTGTTTTCATATATCCTTTATAATCCTATAATTCTTTCCTGTCAAGCTTGTTGCTCGTTGCTTGCTGCTTGTAGCTTGTTGCTTCACTCCTGGGCTGGCCTTCTTACTTCCAGCCCGGAAGCGCCTGTCGTTGATGGTAAAGAAGGGCAATGATCAACCCAACCCATCAAAAACTTAAAAACTGTAAGAACCACCAAACAGTTTCGGATCATTACTGATCCCAGATCCAATTGCCAACTAGCAATGCTAGGCGGTATTCGGGTACCATGCTCCCCTAGACAATTAGATCTGGGATCAGCACTGATCCCAAGGCCCCTCAACCTGCGCAGGTGAGCCTTTCGCGTAAAGACTACATAACTCAGGGCCTAGGGATCAGTTCTGGTCGTAGAAACGTGGGAGAGATAATCCCAAACCACAACCAGAAGTTGTCCCTCTGGTTTTCAAATTTATCGACCGGAAACCAGAAACGAGGTCTTACAATTACCAGAGGTGGTTTAACTTAACTTGATAAATAGTAAATCCAATATAATACTTGACTATCCTATTGTCAAGTGATAAAAAACATTTATGCAAAAAAATAATACAGAAAGAGGTAGCATGACTAAAGAAAAGAAAATAACACTTAACGCAGAAAAGCGAAAAGTGATTGCAGATCAATTTCAATCTTTTTATGAAGATAAAGTAAAAGATAAATTGGTACAAGCAAAAGAACAATATGACTTGATGAGAGAAAAAGCAAAAGAAAAAATAAATCAAGTTGTAAGGTTTCATCAACCACAAGAAGATGTTGATACAATTAGAAAGATGATTTCTAAATACAATAGAGCTGGTGGCGAATTGTATGAGGATAATTGTTTCTATGTTCAAAGACCCATTACTAAAGTTGATGATGAGGGTAGAGAGTATCAAGCACAAGATGAAGTTCATATTAGATTTAATATGGGTAGAAAGTTTGCAAGAGCATATTATCGTGATGAGATGAAAGCAAAGGGACTAAACCCAGACTTTCATTTATCAATTAATGATGACTACTCCAAAAGAAATCCAAAGTATTACAATGATGAAAGTCAAGTTAATACTTATTTGGGTTTTAGCAATTCATCTAACGAAGATAAATCTATAACTAAACCTGTTGCAAAGTGGGAAGAAGATTTTAAACTTTGGACTATTGGTTCTAGTTATTGTCATTCAAGACAATTTAAAGTTGATGAGAATACCATGAACTTTTTTAAAATGTATGTTGCTAGTGCTGACAATGTAGTTAAAGAACATCAACAATTATATTCTTATGTTGAGGGCAAAATGCAGAAAGTAAGATTAGGTTTAAAATCTTATAGAACTTTTGACCAAGCAAAAGCACTTGCAGATAAAGTTGGGGTTGTTTTAAATGAAACAATGTTAAATGAAAGTTCTAGTTTAGCACTTTCTATTTATAGCCCAGAAAATCTGGCTAGTCTTTTGGAAGATAAAGAGGTCTTAACAAGAGAACAGAAAATTGCGTTTGCTAGAAAACAAATGCAACAAAGTGTAAATTAACATTTGACAAGGGCTATCCTATAATATAGGATAGTCCTAGAAAGAGAGAAAGAAATATGACTAAAACATTTTACATAACTTATTGGGCTAGTAAGCACAAAAAACATATTACTAGACAAGGCAAACATGACGAGAAAAGCAGATATGGTGTTGCTAAAAATGGAACACCTTACTATGTCTATTATGATCTAGACGCACATGGATATAGAACTGCAACTACATCTTGGAAAGTGAGGCACTAATGGATTATCGTTGGTGTCATGGTCCTAAATGTCATAAGTCACACACCCAAGATCGAATAAGAGGGGTTAAGGGTTCAAAGGTTTTAAGGACCAGAAAGATCGCTCAAACTAAATGGAACGAAAACAATGTTTGGTCTGTGTTTTGTAGTCAAGGTTGTTGGAATGATTTTATGCATGAACATTGGGAAGAATTCATGGCGCTACATCCAAGGACCGAGTGCCTTGAAACACCAATCGAGGACCCTATAAAAGAAACAATTCAAAGTAATTGGGGTAATTATTCTTATACAAGAACAAGAATAAAAGAGGTTGACAATAATTCTAATCCATGAGAATATAGGATATGACAAAAACAAATATAGAAAGAACATACGAAAGAAAAAACAGATTTAATGGTGAGTCTGTTATGCTAACAAAAGAAGAGGCATCAAGACACGATGCAATCTTTCTAGCAGAGATCATGGCAACGGTAGAAGATAAACAATTAGGCTATGGTGCAAGTAAACATTGGGACACAATGCGAAAGCATTTGGACTGGTTTAGACAACACAACGCCAAAGCTTACATGGTCCTATTAGATTAACTCCTTGTCCCTCGGCGCTAACGCGCCGAGGGGTCCCGAACCAAATCCAAAAATCCAAACTTTCTTTGACCCTATCCCCCCTTTTTACAAAAAGGGGTCCCACTACTCTAGGTTGTATTGCATGTTTTACACATTCGTGTATACTGAAAACATATTGGTACCATGGACTTGAATAAGGTAAATATCGAAAAATTACCTGCAGATGTTCGTAAGACCTTCAAGCAGATGCAACTTCTGCTTGCTGAAAAAAAGATACAGAATAAAGC